ACTTATGATTGTTATTGCTCTACCACCAAATATTTTTGTGCCTGAAGCAAAAGATTGTGCCGTTGTTACTGCAGGTGTTTTACCAAAGAAAGGTGCTGATGTACCTCTTGTTAGACCAGAAATAACATTACCTATTCTAGCTGTGTATTTAATTACTTCAGGAATAAATCTTTTTGTTTCATTATCAACTTTTTGCATGAACACAAAACCAGTTGTTGGAAAGTCACTGCCATCTGTTAGTGTTATTGAATTAGATGTAGTTGTTATTGAACCGTTAATAGTTGTTTCAAGATTAAATCCATTTGCAGCTAAACCTCCTACGTCTGATACATTTTTAAATCTTATAATATCACCTGTTGATCTACCGTGGTCAGGTTCAAACACAGTCACTGTTGTACTTCCGTTTGTTGTAGAAAAAGCATCTACACTTAAAAGTTCAGATGTTGCAAATTCTGTTCTAGCAGGTCTAGCATTTAATAAACCTTGTGGATCACCTGCTTTTGGTTTTGGTTCTAGTTGTGGGTGTTTAGGTTCAAATTCTGATGTATGAACTAATAAACCATTCCATTCTTTTACCATTTCACTATATGGAAACTCTTGACCTGATCGATCTGATATTGCTTTTGCATATTTACCTTTTGATAATGCCATTATACTCCGTCTCCATAGAATGTTTGTGGTGTAATAAATGTAGATGTTCTTTGTCCATCTTCTGTCAAAGCTCTTTGTAACTCATCTTCATATATTAATTTATTTGACTGTGCTGTTTCAGGTGAATATTTTAAACTTAAATAATAAGAAAGTCCTGAAGTCATACATGGTAAAAATCTAAAAACAACATCTGCTTCATTTGTGTATGCGCCAGCATCTTGTATTCTAGCTACATAATAAAATTTTAAAAAATGACTTGCACCTGAAAAAGAAGAACTAGGTGTTTGATATAAAAATACGCTTGGTGCTACAGTTCTTTGTACATAGTATTGTGATGGTGTTCCTTTTGCTAATTTATTAGCTAAAGCAGAATATGCTGATCTATCTATTTTTGTAAGTGTTGTATCTACTGGAGCTGTTGCTGTTGTGTTATTTCTAACATAAGCTTCTAATATATCACTTATATCTTGTGGGAAGTTAGCATTGTCATTTGCAAAATTATATTCTGCTTGTCCCTCTACTAATGGAATCTGTGCTAGTTTTACTTTCCAAAGGTGAATACCTCTATTTCCCCATTCAGACAATAAGATATTTAGAGAACGTCTAGCGCTTTTTAATTGATAACCAGTTCGATTACCACGCATTCCTGTTCTTTCAAATGCTTCTTCGATTATTTCGTCGATCGGTAGATCGAACGTTGTAGTTCCAGATGTAGCCATTTATCTCCTTACTTGTCTAATATAATTGTTACAGTGGCATTTGAAATTGCTGATATAGTCATACCACCTTCAAACAAAATACCATCTTCTGCTAAATTATATGAAAACACATCTCCAGCTGGAACATCTACTTGAAACTGTGTAACAGAGTTACCGTCTTGTAAAGTAACTGAACCTGCTGATCCAGATGAAGCTAAAATAATTCCTCTTAATCTAGTTCTTCCTCCAAAGACACTTCCTGTTGAAGTTTTTCGTATTGCTTTTACATCACTTTTCATTATCCCGTATATCCTATAGTTACAGAGTCTGTATTAGTTAAATCTAAAAAAACTCCTGTCTTAAATCTTATTCCACTTCCTGGAACAAAAACATCTAATCCTTCAGTGCCAAACTTAGCTTGGAATTCTAATGAACCTGTATTTGAAGTTCCATCATGTAATTTAACAAGAGAGTTATTTGCACCAAAAGCTTGAATGTAAGTTACTCTACATGGTCCTAAATCTATACTACCACCAGTAATAGTTTTAAAACTACCATCTGCTGTTAGTGTTGTAAATTTTTGATCGCTTGCGAATGAACCGCCACCTGCCATAATATTCTCCTTCAATTTGTATGGGGCCGAAGCCCCACACTAAATTATTTATTACGCCTCTTTTGCGAATACACCTTGCACATCAACAATCGTCCAATGACCTGCTGAGTTTAAAGATGCACATACTACGTAATCACCAACTTTTGATGTAGCTTTTGTATTAATAATATCTTTGTTATCTGTCAAAGATCCAGCGTACAAAATACCATCATTAGCATTTGGGCTTATCGTTAAAGCGTTAGTACCATCAGTAGCTGTATTTACAAATGTAAATATTCTTCCGATAGAAATTGGCGGTAAAGTAAATACTACTCCATCAGTTTTTGATGTAAAAGTTTTACCAGAATCCGCATTCGTAACTGTGTAGTTTGCTTTTTTTTCTTCAAGGTTAAATCCAGTTAAGCCTGACTCGTTAAACTTACCTTGCAGAACTGGTCCTCGAAATAGTGTTTGTGCCATAATTATATCCTCCTAGTTTTTGCGAATACTGTCTCTAGGCCGTCGACTATACTCGTCAGTATTCTAATTAATTGTATAGTGATGAGAATATACTCTTGTTTTGTAAAGAGCGCAAGGGATTCTGTAGTGAAAGTTCGCTTTCTGAAATGTAGCTTTTTATTAAGTAGCTACTGAAACTTGAGGGGCAGCGTCTTCAACTTTGTTTACAATATGTTGTAAACCAGCTTCTTTCATCTTAATTTCAGCTATAAGTTCTCTAACCTTATGGTCTATCCTAACCATATCTAGAGTATACTTGCCTTCTTTAAGATACTCCTGCTCCCAGTTCAACTCCAAGGACCTCTTTTGTTTGTAAAGGTCTGTCAGTTGTGTTTCCATCTCGGACCTCTTCATAGGTTATCCATTTTTTTCGCGAATCATAGAATCCGCTTTTATCCCATTTTATATCAGAATCTCCTAATCTGTCAACTATTGAATTTTCTATAGATTCAGCTGTATCTTCCGCTTTTACTACAAAAGTAGTTATGTAGCCGTAAGCGATAATTCTGACTTTAAAGTCCTTCATGTTTCCTTTTATTTTTGATTAAAAAAAGGGGCGATTTCTCGCCCCTTTAAATTAGTTACGATTACGCTCCTGGTGAGCCGAAGAGACCTCTAGGGTCAGAAAAGCCGAAGCTATATCTTTCTCTAGCTTTGTATCTTTCGTTACCAGTATCGAAGTCACCTTCCATAGCTGTTTTGATAGGTGCTCTTACGAACATCTTCAAACCATTTGGTACATCTGTTTTGATAAAGAATGCATCAGAATCAGTTAAGAAGTGGTTAACCACATAACCTTGTGGTACCATTCCCATTGAATTGATAGCATTGATATCATTATCAGCTGTTCCTACTCTGCCTTGAGACTTCATTAATCTTTCCGCTGTGAATTGTAATTCACTTGGAATGATCATTTTCAATCCTCTAGCAGCTATTTTAAGGCCTCTTTCATCTGTCATTTTTGCAATGTCAATCATTGACTGCTCTAATGACGTCTCGTTCAAGTCAGCAGAAGTTGCTAACTCGTTTTTGAAAGATCCCGCTAATGTAGGGTGATCATCTGCTAACAATGCTTTGCCGTCTCCACCTTTGAAGTTAGCATTGAAGGCATTGTTAAGTACCGATGCTGCTTTCACTTGTTTTGTGTTAGCCATCGATCTTGCTAATGCTTTTGTATATCTAGACGCAAGTCTGTCATACAAGTTATCTTCAATCGCTTCTTCTGTGATAGCGAATGCAAGAGCTATTGTTTCGTGTGAATAACGAGCTGTAAAAGTTTCTTGTGCATCATCAAATGATACGCCAGCACCTTCACCTTTGACCTGTGCGTTACCAAATCCAGATAACATTACTTCCTCTTCGAAAGCTCTGTCTGAATTCTCTACATCATAGATCTCAGCATGCTCATTATCATATCTTTTATACTCCAAGCCGAACAGTGCGTTCAAACCTGGCTCTAGTTCTTTAACTAGTTGTGATCGTGATATTGCCATATTTGTTCTCCTATTCTAGCTTTACGCATCTCTCGACCAGAGAGTTGCTCTGTTGTTAAGTATTACGACGATATTCGCACCAGCCGATGCCAAATCATTGTTTTCTGGATCTTCTGCAGATCTAATAATTCTGAACATATGTCCATCGTTATCTCCTGCAATAGCCAGTAAACATTTTGATTGACCATTCTTATGCTCTGAGTGATTTGCTAAGTTGTTTCTAACTCCGATTCTATTGTCAGCTACTGCTCCGTCTGATTTCACCATGTATTCTTGTTTTGGATCATCATTTACGAAACCTACCCCGTCATCATTCCCAGTGTTAAAGTTCGTTGCGAACGTTGTACCGGATGCTACAAAGTTAGCGAAAGTTGGCTTCTCTGTAGAACCGTCAATGTAAAACGCTCCATTGAACACACCTAGAATAGGTTTGACGTTAGCTGCATCAGCATCATAAGAGGCACCGCCAGTTAGACCATCGTCCATAGTAGCATGAGTAACATCTTGAATATAACTCACATCTCCGCCTGTATGTTGTAGGGAGACAGGAGCATTCTTGTGTATGTTTTTACCCAAGCCGCTTTTGATTTTGTACTTCGATTGGCCTTGAACTGCTTGGTTCATCCCAAGTTTCTCAACCATCTTAGCTCCAAAACCTACTGTTGACGCGTTTGCCATAGTTGTTTTCTCCTATTATAGTTTTAACGTTAATTCGATGATAGGGATTAACCCGAGAATCGTTAAAAGATTAACTTTTCTTTGTACCACCGAAGGTTACACGAGTCTGTCTATCAACATTGATAGGCATACTCTTATGCTCTTCCTTCATGAGATCGTTATTAACTGCCTCGTCTTTTGCTTCAGTTTGTCTTCTGAAGTAATCTTCACGAGACTTCGCGAGCTCCTCCGATATCCTAGCGAGCACTAGGCCACCAACTCCGATCACTCCTGCATATTTGCCTTCCTTCAGCACTGGATATTCAGAACCTGGATATTCGTCTGCTCTTACGAGCTCCCATCCAGATCTGATTTTGCCTGACATGTTTTTTGTATCATCAAAACCCATTGTCTCGGCTCTAATCCATCTATGCCTATAACCATCTGGCGCAGGTGGTGCATCTAAAGATGACGGTGGAGTCCAAGTTGTTGGTCTTTCTTCTTTGGACCTTTCTTGACTCGCGTGAGAAGTTTTAACTTTTTTATCTTCCATGTTACGCTCCTTCCTTCACGTTTAATTGTTTTGCGTACTCTTCGAGTGGCACTCCTAATCTTTTAGCGATTGCTACTTGTGATGGAGTGAGTCTCACAGTTTTCTTGCGACCTGTATTTGCTGGTCGTTTAGCTGAAGCTACAGTTTGAGCCGGTTTAGCTTTTTCTGTAGAATTATCCCCTACTGTATCAAACTTATGCGGAAATTCAAGTCTCATTCTTTTATCAATTTCTGCGTAATATTCGTCACTTTGAGGATCGAAACCTTCCTTCTCGACTAATACTTTATGCACATCAAAAGCGGTATATGTCATTGCTGAATCATTACCAAACCAAGGATTTTCAGACGCCCAAGCATCAGCTTTAGGGTCTATTTTAGCTGCTTTCTCCGTTCTTTGTGGAGTAACATTAACTTCTTTATCCTTTGGTTGTTCATCTTTTAATGTTTTAAGAGACGCTAATCTAGCTGCATCTGCAGTTAGAGTGGCTATTTGCTCTTGTGCTTTAACTTGTGCATCAACATCCTGCGCTTCTATCGCAGTCCTTAATGCTGATCTTGCTGCTTCCATATTCGTAGTAACTCTACTTTCGAATTCGTCTACATAAGATTTATCAAGTTTAGAAAAACGATTTTGTAAATCCTCTTTCTCTTTTTTAGCTCTATCAGCAAATTGAATTGCTTCTTCTTTTTGCCTTTCAGCTTCTCTCATTTTACGAGTTAATTTAGCAATACGTTTTTGAACGCCTTCACTATATTTTTTTAACTCATCTTCTTTTGATTCTTCTTTCTGTGGTTCAGCCTCTACAGGTTTTGTTTCTTCCTGTACTTCTTCGACTTCTACCTTCTCCTCAACGGGTTTTGTTTGCTCCGCTGGTTTATCTAGATCAATTTCAGTTGCGACTTCATCAGCCTCACCTACATCAATCGTCTTTTTTTCTTCTTCTGGCATAGTTCCTTCCTATGTTAAATGTAATGAAGAACTGATTCAGGATCACTTATGGTCCCTAACACTTCATCATCGTTTAGTATTCGCACTTCTCCACCTTCTATTGGTAATCGTGATCCTGCATATCTTGCAAAGATCACCCAATCTCCTAATTTACACCAAGGCTCTTTAAATTTATCTTTGTCTGCATAACAAAGATCACCCATTTTCAAAACATAACCACAGTTAGTAGCTATTCTTGCTTTATCTAAAGATTCTTGGGAAAAAATAATTCCGCCTTTAGTTTTTTCTTTCGGTGTGAAAGGTAAAACTAACATTCTATATCCTACAGGTTTAGGTAATTGATCGACTTGATCCTTTATATTATCAGGATCTAACCTTTTTGTTTCTGATTGTTCTTGTTTGTATTTCTCTTCTAATGCGTTTCTTGTTTTAGGTATCTCGTTTTGAGATGTCGATAACTGTTCCTTTTTCATCATTTTGCTCCTTTTCATTTAGCAGGTTAGAGATTTCCTGTAAAATTGTACTGTAGGCATGTGCCTGTCCTACTAGATACTTATATTTATCGTAATTGTCAACTCCTTCTAACATTGCAGCTGATACTAAATCGAGATCTTGTTTTAGTCTCTTTTGTATTCTTCCAACTATA